AGGGGTTTCGAAGCCCAACGTACAGGCAGGCACAACTAAAAAAAGTTAGTTTACTTGCATATAAATATGCTCACAATTATCCCTACCCAGCACCAAGTCAACCTTTTAGGTTACCATAGGTAGACGCTGCCGTCAACTTAAAGCACCTATGAGCGGCTTTGAGGTCTTCTACACGTTCGATTCGACGAAGTGGCATCTAGGGTCTCTCTGTAAGCGGGAGCATCGTTGGCCTGGTACGAACAACAGCCTGCGATCCAACTACGTAGACAAAAAGGGCAATAAAACAACAACGTGCGCAGGTTGTGCCGGATCTGCGGGCTGGCTAAAAAACTTTATAGACCACAATCTAACCAAGACACCCGCTGGATTTAAGCTAGGTAAATTGTGCCCAAAAAACCATGGCTATATGGGCACAGGGTATTCACTGCGTAGTGTAAAAAGAGGCGCGTGTAATTTATGCGATAAACATCGTGTTAAGACGGCCGCGCAAAAAGCGTCTTCACGCGCATGGTACGCAAAAAACAGAGAGCACGTTAAAGCAAAAACAAAGGCTAACAAACAGCTGCGCGTAGCTACAGGAGAGTGGGAAGCGTACAGGCTACAAAATAAGGCGCGTCACGCAGCATATAACAGGCAATGGCGCCGCAATAAAGGAGTAGACACTAGGGCAAATTATTTAGAAAAGCGTAGACTGGATAGAGCGCTACGCCGCTCTACTTATATGTCTGTAGCCGCGCTAGTAGCCCAGCAATACGCAATATACACAAAAGAACATTGCAATAAAGACGAAGAAGCCACGCGCAAACGCAGGAACGCATTATGGCGACGCAAATACAGCTTAAACGCAAACTTACGCATGTATAATAGAAATAAAGCTAAAGCACGCAAAGCCGCGCTTCGTAAAAACACCGTGCTTCCTGTATCTACAGCAGAGTTAAAGCACCGCTTTATGGAATTTAATAATACCTGTGCCTACTGCGGTGCAGGGAATACGCTACTTCACATAGAGCACGTTGTACCTATATCAAAAGGAGGTGCTCACAGCTTAAATAACATTGTTCCCGCGTGTAGTAGGTGTAATTACAGTAAATATAACCACGAAGTACGCACATGGTACACAGCGCAGCCATACTTCTCTCAACACCGCCTTGATCGTGTACTATCTACGATAAATACGCAGCCTGCAGGGGCTCAATGCCACTAATAACGCAATCCGAAGCTGCCAGACTTCTCGACGTATCGAAGCAAGCGGTGCATAAAGCCGTAGTATCAGGCCGTCTTACCGGCCATTCTGATTCAAAAGGACGTGTGTTTATTGACTCGTTGACTATGCGCGAGGAATGGGACCGCAACACCCAGAAACGCATCGGCCGCGGCCCTAAGCCCCCCGCTGGAACGATCGAACGCACCCCTAAGCGGCCTGGGGAACTCACCCCCCAGGAGCGCCGCGATCAGCAGGCCGACTCAGGCCGCAACCTGGCGGACACCAACGAGGCCATACCCGATTACAACGAGTCCCGCGCCCGCACCGAGCACCTAAAAGCCGAGCTATTGGAGCTGGAACGCAAGGAAAAAGAGCGAATTTTGGTAAAAGCGGAGGAAGTTGAGGCCAAATGGGTTGAAATTATCACCATGGCTCGCACTAAGATTTTGGGTATCCCAACAAAGGCCAAACAGCGCATCCCCGACCTCGACACCGACGCCATAAGCCTGCTGGACGACATCGTACGGGAAACGCTAGAAGATCTCGCTGCTAAATCTGACGCCTAAGCTGCTGCACATGACAACTACGCCGCTTAGCAGTATTGTTCGCCTGGAAAGTGCGGCGCTTAGCGCTTTCAAACCCCCGCGCCGCCTCACGCTTAGCGAGTGGGCCGACACCTACGCCTACCTCAGCGTCGAAAGCAGCGCCGAGGGTGGCCGCTGGCACACCCTCCCCTACCAGAAGGGGATCATGGACGCCATAAGTGATCCGCTAATTGAACAAGTAACCCTTATGAAGTCGGCGCGAGTCGGCTACTCCAAAATTCTCAACCACGTAATCGCCTATCACATTCACCAAGATCCCTGCCCTTTGATGCTAGTACAGCCGACGATTGAAGACGCGCAGGGCTATTCGAAGGAAGAAATTGCGCCTATGTTACGCGATACACCTTGCCTAGCCGGCCTCGTAAGCGACGCCAAAGCTAAGGACGGCGCCAACACGATCCTGCAGAAGCAATTTCCGGGTGGAACGCTAAGCCTCGTTGGGGCCAACTCGCCGCGGGGCTTCCGTCGTGTGAGCCGCCGCGTCGTCCTGTTTGACGAGACCGATGGCTACCCGCCCTCGGCTGGTACGGAGGGCGACCAGATCAAGCTCGGCATCCGCCGAACCGAGTATTACTGGAACCGCAAAATCGTCGCCGGCTCCACCCCCACCATCAAGGACTTCAGCCGCATCGAGCGCCTCTTCGCCCAAGGCGATCAGCGCCGCTACTTCGTGCCCTGCCCCCACTGCAACCACATGCAGTACCTGCGCTGGGCTCAGATGACCTGGACCGACAACGACCCCTCCACCACCGCCTACAAGTGCGAATCCTGCAACGAACTTATCCCGCACTCTAAGAAGCGTTGGATGGTCGAACGCGGCGAATGGCGCTCCACAATTCCCGGCAACGGTAAGCACGTAAGTTTCCACATTTGGGCCGCCTATTCCTATTCCCCCAACGCCTCATGGTCTAATTTGGTCGAAGAGTTCTTGGAGTCGAAGAACGACGCCGAGCAACTAAAGACCTTCGTAAACACCGTCCTAGGCGAGGTCTGGGAAGACGAATACGCCTCCAAGATCGGCGCCTCCGCCCTGCTGGAACGCACCGCCAAGGAGACCTACGAAGCGCTCATCGTCCCCTCCTCCGCCCTGGCGCTCACGATCGGCTGCGACTGCCAGGACGACCGCCTAAGTCTCAGCGTCTGGGCGTGGGGACGCGAAGAGGAGGCGTGGCTCATCGACCGCAGCAAGCTCTACGGCGACCCCTCACGCCCCGACGTATGGAAACAACTCGACGAAGTGCTAAGCCGACCGTTCTTGAGTGAAGACGGCATCGACTTACGTGTAAGTGTGTGCGCAATCGACTCTGGTGGCCACCACACCGCCACCGTCTACGCCTACGCCCGCGACCGCGCCGCCCAGGGCGTCATCGCCATCAAGGGCATGTCCACCAAGGGCAAACCGCCCATCGGCAAGGCCAGCAAGGTCGATCTCAACCACAAAGGCCAAACCTTACGCAAAGGCGCCCAAGTATTCCCCGTTGGCTCCGACGCCATCAAATCGCTGCTATTCGGCCGCCTAAAACACAACGAACCCGGTCCCGGTTACCTCCACTTCCACGCCAAAACACCCCTCGACTATTTTGAGGAACTCACCGCCGAAAAGCAGGTGATGCGATACAAGAACGGCTACCCACAGCGCGTCTGGGTAAAAAAGAGCAGCCAGCCCAACGAAGCCCTCGACGAACTTGTCTACGCCTACGCCTCCCTGCATCGCCTCTACCAGCTCTACGACCGCCGCACCATCTGGGAGCAGCTGGAGCGCAAGCTCCGCCCCTCCCCCGACGACGCCCCCTCCCAACCCGCCCGCTCCTCCGCCGCCTTCAACGTCCTCGGCCGCTAAGCCCCGCGCCCCCACGCCCCGACGCCCCTAAGCCGCAGCGCCCCAACGCCCCACCGCCCCTTCCCGCTTACCGCTTAGCACTTATCACTGCAACGCTTACCACCTAGACTTATACGAAATGCGTGCCACCGATGGCATTTCCGTCAAAAATATACGCAGGAGACGCTGTAAGCTGGACAGACGACCTCGCCGTCGGCGCGTCCTCTTACGCCTACTACTTTCGCACTAACGCTGCATCGGGCGCCACAGCTTCCGGCACACTTAGCGGCGGCCTCTGGACCTTCACACTGCCCGCGCTTACCACCGCCGCCTTCGCCACCGGCCAGTGGTTCTACCAAGCCGTCAGCGTCACCGCCTCGCAACCACTTACCGAGCGCACCGGCGGCTTCACCGTGTCCCCGGCGCTGTCCTACGCCGGCGCCCCCACCGCCCTCGATCTGCGCAGCCAAGCCCAGATCGACCTCGACGCGGTTGAGGCCGCCATCCGCGCCCTCGCCACCGGCGCCCAAGAGTACCGCATCGGCACCCCCACCGGTGGCCGCATGGTCAAACGCGCCGACCTCGCCGATCTGATCGCCTGGCGCGACCGCCTCAAAGCCGACGTGGCCCGCGAAAAGCTCGCCGAAAACGTCGTCAACGGCAAAGGCGACGGCCGCTCCCTCTACGTCCGCTTCTCCTAAGCCGCCATGGGCCTCCGCACTTGGTTCCGCCGCCAACTCGCCATTGCGCGACACGGCCGCCGCGCCTACGACGCCGCTAAGTGGAACCGCTTCACGGCTGACTTCCTCGCCTCCGGCAACAGCGCCGACGCCGAGATCCGCGGCAGCCTCAAGGTGCTGCGCAACCGCAGCCGTGCGCTGGTCCGCGACAACCCCTACGCCCGCCAAGCCAAGCGCACCACCCAAATCAACGTCGTCGGCGCCCGCGGCATCCAAATGCAGCCCCAGGTGCTCCGCCCTGACGGCAGCGAAAAGGACGAGCGCCGCAACGCCGCCCTCCTCGCCGGCTGGAACCACTGGTGCCGCCCCGACTCCTGCGACGTAACCGGCCGCCTCAGCTTCCACGGGATCGAACTCAGCATCGTCGGCGCCCTACCCGAATCCGGCGAGATCGGCATCCGCCTGGTCCGCCAGCCCATGGGCCGCAGCAAAGTCCCCCTAAGCCTGGAGCTAATCGAAGCCGATCAAATCGACGACGAATACACCGGACTTAGCGACCGCCCTAAGCACTACTGGCGTATGGGTGTTGAGCTAAACGAGTGGGGCAGGCCCACCCGCTACGCAATTCTGCGTAAGCACCCTGGTGACGTTGAGTTCACCAACTACATCGGCAGTAATGAGAAGCATCTCTTTATTGACGCTGCCGACTTTATCCACGTCTTTATGCCTGAGCGCGTCGGGCAGACACGCGGCGTCCCCTGGTTCGCTTCTGTAATTACTACGTCGTGGAATCTCGGTAAGTACGAGGAGGCGCACTGGACGCGGAAGCGTGTGCAGGCCAACAGCCTCGGCTGGATCCAGACCCCCGAGCCCGAAACCTTCGGCAGCACCAACCCCGATGGCACGCCCGCCCTGGAGGACAGCAAGCGCCTCTGGAACACCGAGCCCGGCAGCTACAACTTCCTGCTCCCCGGCGAAACCGCCATCCCGCCAGACTTCGGCCCCGACGACGGCCAATACGAAGCGGTGGTCCGCACCCTCGCCCGCCGATTCGCCGCCGGCTACGGCTGCTCCTACGAGACCCTTAGCCGCGACTTCTCGGACACCAATTACAGCTCCTCCAGGCTCAGCATCCTGGAAGACCGCGATCACTGGCGCGTAATCCAGTCGGTGCTAATTCAGCAGGTACACCAGCGCGTATTTGAGGAGTGGCTCGCCGCCGCCGCGCTCGCTGAGCTGCCTATGCCGATGTTCAGCGACGTGTGGACCCGTCCTGAGCGCTACAACACCCCGCATTGGCAGGCCCGCGCCTGGAGCTGGGTCGATCCGGCCAAGGAGATGAAGGCCATGGAGATGAGCCGCGCCCTGCAGCTCCAAACCCACGCCGAACAGATCATGGAGTACACCGGCAACGACTTCATGAGCACCATGACCACCATCAGCAAGGAGAACGAGATCAAACAAGAACTCGGCCTAAGCGGCGCTGCCCCCGCTCCCACCCCCACCGATCCACCCACGGAAGCCCCCAGCCGCCACATCGAGCCCCTCTACTTAGAGGGCGAGGACGAGCCCATCAACCTCCGCACCGACCTCAGCGCCGCCGCCAAGCCGCAGCGCTAAGCCGCCCCACCGCCCCTTAGCGCTCCGCAGCGCCGCAGCTTATGGCCAACGTCAACGGCACCGAGATCAACCTCATGCCCACCAAGGGGATGCGGGCCGAGGCCGAGCGCTACCGCGCCTGGAAAGCCGAGGGACGCAAAGGTGGCACCTCCGTAGCAGCCCGCCGCGCCACCCAAATCCTCAGCGGTAATGAGCTGAGCCCCGCCACCGTCATCACGATGTCCGCCTGGTTCGCTCGCCACGAAGTGGACAAGCAGGGCGAGGGCTACTCACCGGGCAGCCCCGCTTACCCATCACCCGGCCGCGTCGCCTGGGCCGCCTGGGGCGGCGATCCCGGCAAGACCTGGGCCGACGCTAAGGCCAAAACCATAAAAAGCGCCACCGATAGACTGCACAACACAACAACTATGGCCGTGATGGACGCCACCGCCGATCAGCAACGCGAGCTGACGCCAGACCTTACAGCTCCCCAAGTTGCGCTCTACGAAGCCTTGGAGGAAATTGTTGATGAACTCGGTCAGTTTGATCAGGGCATTGGCGCTCACGGCGCTCATTACATGCCTGTCAGCCCCTTCACCAGCGAAGGGATGCAGTGCTCCAACTGCGTCTTTTACGCCGGCCCTCGCGCTTGCGAAGTCGTTGCCGGCGACATCGCCCCCGAAGGCGCCTGCAAGTTCTGGATCATCCCAGAACAGCTGCTCACCCCCCAGGCTGACTCCTCAGCCGAAGGCCGTGCCGCTGCCTCTGCCGACGAAGTGCGCCTCGCCGCTAAGTCTGTGCGTGACTACGCAGCCCAACGCGCCGCAGCCGGTGAGCTGAGCGAAGGCGACTTCGTTGCCTGGCAGTCCAGCGGTGGCACGGCCCGAGGCCGCATCGAGCACGTCATGCGTACCGGCACCCTCGGCGTCCCCGGCAGCAGCTTCAGCATCGACGCCTCCGCCGACGACCCCGCCGCCCTCATCCGCATCTACCGCCCTAAGCAGGACGGCTGGAGCGAAACCGAAACCCTCGTAGGTCACAAGTTTTCGACGTTGCGCAAGATCGAACCACTCGACGAATCTTCGGACGACGACGACGACGACCGCACCGCCCCTTCCGACTTAGAACAACGCCCTTACCCCAACGAACACGCCGCCCGCCTCGTAGACCCCGGCCAATTCGATCGCTTCCGCCGCAAGAACAACGATTTCGCCCAAGGCATCGACTCCATTTACGGAATCAAAGGCGACGATCCGGTGCGCCTCCAAGCCCTACGATTCGATGCCGCACGCTTTACAGTAAGCGAAGCTAAGGAGTGGCTTAGCGATCACGACTACACGCCCATTTCCTTTGAGCCCGCTACAGGCAAGTCCATGGACGGCAAAATCGACATCAAGGCTATCAGTAAGGAAGTGCTTAGGCGCGAAGCTCCGCAAGGTCTCCGCGTCGAAGAAAGCACCACTACGGGGCTTACCTTTAGCTTCAGCTCCGAGGCGCCCGTGGAGCGCTGGTGGGGCCGCGAGGTGCTGATGCACGATGACGGCGCCATGGACCTGGCTCGCATGAACGACGGCGGCCCCTGGCTCTGGAATCACAACCGCGACGTGGTGCTCGGCGTCGCCGAAAAAGCCTGGCTTGGCGACGATCGCCGCCTATACGTCAAAACGAAATGGAGCCCCAACACCACCGAAAAAGGCACCGAAGAATACAAGCGTCGTCGTGACATCGAAGCGGGCATCGTCCGCAACGTATCCTTCGCCTACGAGATCAACGATGTGCGCGAAGCATCCAACGGCGACATGCAAGTAGTGGGCTGGAACGTTCTGGAAGTCTCCTCAGTAAGCGTGCCCGCCGACCAGACCGTTGGCCTGGGCCGCGCACTCGACGACACCAACACATCCCCCACGCCACTTACGACGCAAGAAACAAATCAAGCGTCAACCCCTACACTAGAAACTAAGCAGACCGCCGAGCGCGGAGCTGACTTCCCCCAAGATCCTCCATCCATGGAACAAGCCACCAACGTCCAGGAGGTCCAATCCGCCGCTCGGCAGTCCGAGCGTGAGCGTGTTGCGGCCATCCGCGCCATGTGCGCCCAGCACCAGATCGGCACCGATCTGGCTGACACCCTCATCGACAACGAATCCACCCTCGACCAAGCCCGCGAAGCCGTGCTGAACCAAATCGGACGCACCCGCGTCGAAGTCCAAGGTCGCGTCCATGACGACGACTCCGCCGCCCTCGGCCTCACCGACAAGGAAGTCCGCAGCTTCTCCTTCGTCCGCGCCCTCAACCACCTCATCAACCCCGGCGACCGCGCTGCCCGCGAAGCCGCCGCGTTTGAAATCGAGGTCGGCAAGGCTGCCGCCGATAAGTATCAGCGCTCCTCCAACGGCATCGTCATCCCCAACGAAGTGCTCCGCCGCGACCTCGTGGTCGGCACCAGCACCGCCGGTGGCAACCTCGTCTCCACCGACCTGCTGAGCGGCAGCTTCATCGACCTCCTGCGTAACCGCATGGCGATGATGCAAGCCGGCGTCACCATGCTGAGCGGCCTCCAAGGCAACGTAAGCATCCCGAAACAATCTTCCGCCGCGACCGCTTACTGGGTCGGCGAAAATGCCTCGCCCCTTGAGAGTCAGCAGTCGATCGAACAGGTAAACATGACGCCAAAAACGGTAGGCGCCTTTGTTGACTACAGCAGGCGTTTGCTGCTCCAGGCTTCGATCGACGTGGAGTCGATGATCCGCGCCGACCTGGCCAAGATCATCGCCCTTGAACTGGACCGTGCTGCCATCTACGGCACCGGCTCCACCAACCAGCCCCTCGGCCTGACCAACACCACCGGCATCGGCGCTCAGACGATCAGCACCTTCGGCACCTTCGCCGAGTACATCGGCATGGAAACCGACGTGGCCACCGCCAACGCCGACGCCGGCTCGATGCGCTACATCATCAACGCCGCCGCCCGCGGTGCCCTCAAGAGCACCGAGAAGTCGGCCACCTCTACTGCCCAGTTCGTCTACGAGAACGACGAGATCAACGGCTACCCCGTGATCGTGAGCAACCAGCTCGGCACCAACGACTGCCTCTTCGGCGACTTCTCCCAGTTCGTCGTGGGCATGTGGTCCGGCCTCGACCTCACCGTGGATCCCTACGCCGGCTCCACCGCTGGCACGGTCCGCGTCATCGCCCTCCAGGACGTCGATTTCGCGGTCAAGCAGCCCGGCGCCTTCTGCTTCGGCACCTGATCGCCATGAGGATCGAGATCCTTCGCTCAGTGATGGTCTCTGGGGAGCCGGTAAGCGCCGGCTCCATCCTTGAGGCCACCCCCGCTGACGCCAATCTGCTCATCGGCATGAACAAGGCGCAGCTCGCCCCCGAGCCCGCTCCCGAACCTACCGTAGAGCCCGCCCTCATCTGTGAGGCCCCCAAGCGGCCCCGCAAACCCACCCCCACCCCCACCGCCGAGGAGGCTTGACCCATGGCCCTCATTCAACAGGCGCTCGACAAGCTTGAGCTGCTGACCTTCCACGCCACCGCCGCTCGCACCGCGACCGGCAGCGCCACCGGCCTCGACCTGCAGGCATACGACGGCGATGTCGTGCTCGTGCTCGACTCCGCCGCCGCCAGCGCCGGCACCAACCCCACCCTCGACGTGACCGTCGAGGCCAGCGACACCCTCGGTGGCACCTACGCCGCCGTCACCGGCGCCGCCTTCACCCGCGTCACCAGCACTGCCTCGCAGCAGAAGCTCGTGATCAGCTCGGATGAAACCGCCCGCTTCGTTCGCGTCACCTACACGATCGGTGGCACCAGCAGCCCCTCCTTCACCTTCTCGGTGAACGGCGTCGGCGTCAAGAAGTACGGCTAAGCCGCCGTATACCCAGGCTGCGTAGCTTACGGGCTGCGCGGCCTAATCCCTTCGCACTTACGCATCGCCTGACGAGGCCCCCATGCCATTCGGATACGACAGTGGTTTTGACACGGTTTCGCTTGGCACGCTGACCAGCGCAGGCGTTACCTCCACGCAAACGGTGACCGGCGCCGACATGACCTTCCAGGTCACCGTCAGCAACATCGGCACCAACGTGGTGATCCGGTTTGAGGGCAGCCTCGACGGCACCAACTTCTTCAACCTCAGCTCGGCCAACGTCGATACAACCCTTACAGCCAACGGCACCTACGGCTACGCCCTGAGCGGCTGCCCGGTGCAGTTCGCCCGCCTCCGCCTCGTCAGCATTTCGGGTGGTACGCCCAGCGTCGCAACGGTGCTCGGAGTTAGCTGATGGCTGAACGCCTTGGCACCCAGCTCCAATCCGGCGGCCTGGAGCAGAGCATCAACTCTGGCCTGATCGGCAGCGGCCTATTCGGTGGCGCGTCCCTCGACCTCAACTTCGCCGCCACCAAAAACCTCGGCCCCCTAGTCACCTTCACCCGCGCCAGCAGCGCCACCTACGTCGGCAGCGACGGACTGATCAAGACGGCGACGACTAACGAACCCCGCTTCGACCACAACCCCACAACCGGCGAAAGCCTGGGCCTGATGGTGGAGGAGGCGAGGACGAATCTCCTGGTGCGGAGTGAGGAGTTTGATAATGCGAGTTGGAACAGCTCTGCTGGATCAAGGACGATTACGGCAAACAGCATTGCCGCCCCGGATGGATCAACAACGGCGGATACAATCACTGCCGATGGAACCAGTAATCCTCACTTTGCTTCGCAAGCGGTTACACTTTCTGCTGTTTCGTATTCTTTTAGCGTTTTTGCCAAAGCCGGAACCGAAACATTGCTAGGCCTTAGGGCTTTTGCCGCATTTGGTGGAGCGTTTGTGATATTCAATTTATCAACCGGAACAATTACATCTTCGGCAAATGGCGGATCAGGCATCATTACTCCGTATCCTAACGGCTGGTATCGCTGCACAATGGTATTTACGCCACTTGCGGCTTCTAGCAGTCTTGGCATCTACCTCAGAGATACTGTCAACAACACAGCCAACACAAACCTTTACCTCTGGGGCGCCCAACTAGAAGCCGGAGCCTTCCCCACCAGCTATATCCCCACCACCACCGCCGCAGCCACCCGCAGCGCGGACGTTGCCAGCATCACGGGCAGTGCGTTTAGTTCGTGGTATCGGCAGGATGAGGGGACGATGTTTGCAAGGTACAGCTTTCCCCAAAGCCCCAATACAGGCGGCGCCAGAGTATTCGTATTTATCAACTCCGCTGCAACAAACATTATATGGTTACGCGCTCAAGGCGGCGTTAATCGTGTTTACGATGTAACAGATGCCAGCGTATCGCAAGCAACTTTTAACCAAGGCGCTTATGCCGCAGGGGTTGAGTACAGAGCTGCTTTAGCAACAAAAGCAAATGATTTTGGATTTGCAGAAAACGGAGGAGCGCCACAATCAGATTCTTCTGGAACAATGCCGAGCGCAGCTTCGGCAGAAACAGATTCCCTACTGCTTGAGGACTCCCCCTTTAACGATTTTTACATCTTGAGTTACGGCGAAGCATCCAGCTCTGGGGTGGGAGTTGATCGACTTGGAATTGGCGTAGATGTTAGCGGTACCGCTCCAGGCAACGTTCACATCCGCCGCCTCACCTTCTTCCCACAGCGCCTCCCCAACAGCACGCTTGTGGCACTGACGCAATGACCCACTACATCCGCTTCCCCGACGAATCCACCGGCATGGCTGCCCTGGATGCTGCTGGCCTTACCACCACCAATGAAGACGGCGACACCGTGGTGCTCACCGCCAGCCACACCCACGCCCTCGATGTCATCGGCCCCATCTACACAGGCGGCACCTTTGACCCCGACACCGGTGAAGTCATCACCCCACCCGTGCTGCTGAACGGCTGGCACGTCAACTACATCGGTGAGCTGCCTGATGGGTGGGATCAGTACGTTGTTGCGCCGGGGCATCCGGTGAGGGTATTCGCGTGATCACCGAAGACACCGGCCTCTACTTAGCCGACTTCGGCGTAAGCGTTGTGGCAGGCACCGCATCCGGCCTAGGCATCCTTGACATGCCCAGCGAACTAATCGTCGATGGTCAAGTAATCAGCACCGAATACACACTTACTTGCGAATCCGCTAAGTTCGGCGACCTACTCTACGGCTCAAAACTTACCGTAAACGGTGCCGCCTATACCGTACGCGCCAACGTCCTAATTAGCGATGGGGTGTTCACGCAACTATCCCTACAACGCGACCTAGAAACCACGCATACCACCTCCACCACCCCCATTAGCGCTAACGGCGCTGTGGTCTCGATCGACGACCTCGGCCTAGATCAGCTCAACCCACTGATCGACGGCGGTGCCGCCTCCACCACTTACATTGATGGCAACGACATCAGTGGGGGTACAGCATGAGCACCATCGCCCAGATCCAACTGCGCACGGACACCGCAGCGGCCTGGACCGCCGCCAACCCCACGCTCCTCTCCGGCGAGATGGGCATCGAGTCCGACACCCGCAAAATCAAGGTCGGCACCGGCTCCACCGCCTGGAACGCCCTCCCCTACTACAGCTTTGCCGACACCGACCTAGTACGCGGCCAGGCCAGCAAGATGGACGCCGGTACGATCACGATCACCACCCAAGACGTCTACGTCACCACGGGACTTACCGGCATCTTCGACACCGCATCCGCAAGCGGCATGACGCTCGGCACCACCGATACCTTCGCCATAAAGAACACAAGCGGTGCTACTCGTCTAATGCAAATTTATGGTAGTATCGACGCCAAGACCGCAAGCGGCAATAACAAAGTCCTAGGCATCAAGCTGGCCAAGAACGGCACTGCCATAGACCAAACGGAGTGCCGCGCCTTCACCGGCTCCGCTGGCGACGAAGCCAAACTCGTCACCAACTGGATGATCAGCATGGCTTCCGGCGATGAAGTGGCGCTGCGAATCGCCAACCACAGCGGCACCGAGAACCTCAGCTTTCGTCGCGGCCGTCTCGTCGCCACCGAGGTGCGCTGATGACAACCAAGCGCGAGCAAATCCTTAGCGCGGTGCGCACCACGCTCGTCGGCACCGTTGGCGTTGGCACGCGCATCTACCGCAGCCGCGTCGAGCCGGTGGCACGCGCCGAGAGCGCCGCGCTCATCGTCGAGCCCGTAAGCAACGTGCCGACGCAAAACACATCGCTGCCTACGCTCGACCACACACTAAACATGCGCGTGGTAATTATCGTGCGCGATGCAGTACCCGATCAAGCCGCCGATCCCATAATCGAGTCGCTGCACAGCAAACTAATGGCCGACCTCACTTTAGGCGGTCTCTGCATAGACATCCAACCAGGCCCCACCGAATTTACCTTAGAAGCTGCCGACACCCCCGTAGGCGTAATTTTCAACAACTTCCGCATCCTTTATCGCACGCAAGTGGCAACGCTAAGCAGCTAAGCCCGCAAACTGTGCCATGTCCGCCACGTAGAATCGCCGCAGCCCCCAAGCACTTATGGCAAGAACTACAGCACCATCCGAGGATGTCCTGAGCAGCGAAGTTGCTGAGGACAGTCTGCAGGAGCTGGAACAAGAAGCCGCAGCAGAATCTGTTGAAGCGGCTGCACCTATGCTTATTGATGAGTACAGCGGCCAAGGCGGCTCGTACACCCTCGACTCCTCAACCGGCCAGCGGACGCTTGTGCAGCGTACGCAGCATTCAGACACCCCCAGGTAATTCACGATGGCACTCCTCACTCGTAAGCGCCTCCTCCTGGCGGAGATCGAGGCCACCTACGGCTCCGACCCCTCTCCCTTGGGCACCGACGCCGTGCTGGTCCGTGACCTCAACATCACGCCGGTCCAGAGCGAGAGCGTTAACCGTGACCTGGTTCGTCCTTACCTGGGCGCATCCGAGCAGCTGCTCGCCAACGTTCGCGTTGAATGCACCTTCAGTGTCGAGCTGGCCGGAAGCGGCACTGCCGGCACCGCACCCCGCTACGGCTCGATCCTGAAAGCCTGCGGCCTCGCCGAGACCGCCGTCAGTCCCGCCGTCACCGGCACCGCCACTGCGGGCGCCCTGAACAGCATCACGCTGGCCGTCGGCGCCAGCGCCACCAACGACGCCTACAAGAACCAGATCATCCGCATCACCGGCGGCACTGGCAGCGGCACCGTCGCGCTCGTCACCGGCTACGTGGGCTCCACCCGCGTCGCCTCCCTCCGCGCCCTCGCCGGCAACGTCACCCCCGACAACACCAGCGTCTACAGCATCGGTCTCCAGACCGTCTACACCCCCGTCAGCAGCGCTTTCAGCTCGGTAACCCTCTACTACAACATCGACGGGGTTCTCCACAAGCTCACCGGCGCTCGCGGCACGTTCTCACTGAACACCACTGTCGGTCAGATCCCGACCCTCGACTTCACGATGACGGGCATCTACAACGCCCCCACCGACACCGCCGCGCCTTCCGTAACCTACGCCGACCAAGCCACCCCGCTCGTCTTTAAGGCAGGCAACAGTGGTGGCTTCAACCTCCTCGCCTACTCCGGCTGCCTCCAGTCGGTTGCCATGGACATCGGCAACAGCATCATCTACCGCGAACTCGTCGGCTGCACCAAGGAAGTGCTGCTCACCGATCGCTCGGTGTCCGGCACCGCAACGATCGAAGCACCCACCATCGCAGAGAAGGACTACTTCACCGCCTCCCTCACCGACGCCTCCTTGGGTGACCTCTCCTTCATCCATGGAACGACCGCCGGTAACATCGTCTCGCTGGTGTCCAACCGCGTGGACATCGGAGCGCCCAGCTACTCCGACCAGGACGGCATCCACATGCTCGCCCTGCCCTACACCGCTGTGCCCTCCACCACCGGCAACGACGAGATCCGCCTTATCTACGCCTGAGCCACGCCGCCGCGTACCACCAGCCCCCTAAGCCACGCCGCTTAGGGGGTTTTTGCTGCGATGCCGCTTACGCGAAAAGCATCTACACTAAGCCGGTACATCCAGTAACTCATCCGAACAGCTTATGGCGTTCGTTCGCAAGAAGGTCAAAACCTTCAAGTGGCCTGTAACCATCGAAGAACCCGCTGACGGCGGCACGTTCGATTCCAGCACCTTCGACATCACTTTCAAGCGCCTGGGCCGTAAGGAGTTCGGCAAACTCAGCGAGAAGGGCGATCTGCCCCTGCTCAAAGCCGTAGTGCTCGGCTGGAACGGCATCAGCGACGAAGACGGCACCGACCTCCCCTTCTCCATCGAAGCGCTCACCGACTTCGCCGACGACCCCTACTGGGTGCGCGGTGTCCTGAAGGCTTACACCGAGACCTTCGACGGCGCTAAGTCGGGAAACTGAAGGGTGCGGCGGAGTTCTGGGTAGGCGGAAGCACTAAGCGCGAGGAGGACAAGACCGAAGACGACGCTAAGGTGTTCGGCTTAGTCTTGCCCGTAGACGCGCAACCAGAACCCGCCGCCCCTTACGAGGTCTGGGACGAAAACTGGGACATCGTAATGATGTTCCTAAGAATGCAGACGCAGTGGAACACCACCATGGCGGGCTATCTCGGCTTGAAGTACGAGGTGCTGCTGATGCCTGGCGGCCTGATGGACCTATACTGCGTGGACGACCGCCTCGACATGCTGGAGGGCCTGCAGATCATGGAAACTGCCGCTCTCAGCGCGTTGGCTAAGGGGGAGGATAAGCAGGATGGCTAAGCAGATTGAGGATATTGTTGTACGTCTAGGTTTAGAAAAGTTTGAAGGCTTAGATAAGATTCGCAGCTCGTTTCGTGACTTAAGCAAAGTCACAAATTTGTCCGAGCGCGATATTAACGCAGCTCGTACCAGCTTATTTGAGTTTGCCAAGGCAGCAGGTAATACTGAGGCTGTAAATAAAGGTCTTGCGTCTGCTCTGCAAGGTCTTCGCACGCAGGTAGATACGTGTGGTCGTGCCTACGCCCAACTTACAAAAGACCTTAACCGACTTAACGAAGTATCGCGGGGGTCTACGGATGCGCTGGAAAGGCAGCGTCAGGCACTGCTCAATAATGCAAACGCGGGTAGACAAAATGTTGACTCGCTACAACGGCAGATAGACGCATTAAAACAACTACAGCGCGAAACTCGCCCTGGTTCGTCAGCGTTTATTCAGCTTGGTAAGGATATTGAT